ACGCACCACACGATAAGCTTACGGAAATGGAAGCAAATAGTAGGTGTGGTCTGCAGAGAGGTAGGATAGTTGACTGGTTTCTAAAGACCGGTAAACAATATCTGTTGTGGGTGGATGATGATATTGTAGTGACTCCTGATACGTTGCAATCCGGCTTGAATGATATGAGGGACATGGAGCAGTATTGTACATACACTAAACCGGGGTTATATTCCTTTCATACTTGGATGAAGACTATTGGTAGGTTCCACTTCAGGAAAGATATATATGGTCTAACTTCTTTAACGGGTGAATCCTGTTGCATTATGAACAAACAAATGTTTGAGGATGTAGGTAACTACTTTGGTCCTGAGAAATACGGGTATCTGGATAACCACGTTAAAGAGATGAGGAAAAGCGGGTACCACATAGTGTGCAGGCTTACTAATCCGTGGCCCGTACAGCACATAGGTATACATGACACTTCTTTTATACACACTAAAAAGAAGTACTGGCATGGTGGGTTATGGAGAAGCTATGAGGTAGGTCATGACTACTTGAGGCCAGACGGTTTTATACCTGAGAAGTACATGAGTATGGTTAAGGAGAGTGGGGCACGTTATGCTCCTAAGAAATACAGAGAATACTTACTGGAGGATTCGATGAAGGATAAAAATAAAATGGAAAAGAAGAAAAGTAATGTGTCGGATTGTATGAATAAGGATTTTGATGTTAAGGGCAACCTTGATGTAATTGTACACAGGGGCTCAAAGGACGGTGAGGTAGTTGATGAGCGTCATGTAGAAAACCTTGTAGTAAATAATGCTATCGTAGTTATGGCACATTTGCTTGCAGGTGATGATATGAGTGATTATTACGTGGATCGTATGCAGTTCGGTACGGGTACCACTGCTGCTGCGGCTACTGATACTACTCTGGAAGCAGGTGTAACTCCGATAAAGGATATAAGCTCACATAGCTTCCCAGATTCTACGTCTGTGCAATTCGTTGCATACTTGCTTGAAGATGAAGCAAACGGGTTTGCTATAACGGAGGCTGGATTGAGGGCTGCTAATTGCTCACCTGATCTGGTTGCGCGTACTGTGTTCGGTGCCCTGAACAAGAGTAATGATTTCGTGTTTGAGTTTCGTTGGACTATTTACTGGACTACTGGGTAGTCTATGGTGGTAGTTGATATTCAAGGTAACGATGCGTTTATTAAACGGGCAACAGATGAAGAGTTTGATAAAATAGAGAAACTATTCTACGATACAGGTAAGTCTTATTTTGATGGTCTGTTTAATGCGGATGATATAGACCTGCTGTTTGAGGAGTTTGATGGGCAGGTGGTAGTTTCTGAAACGATTTGATTTAAGGAGAGAGAGATGAAGGTAGGGTTTAGTCTTGAGCAGAAGTTTACTCCGTTTGATAAGTTCAAGCCAGTAGGTGTAGGTGCTTGGGTAGAAGATGAGGTGAGAGAAGGTGAAACGGTTGAGGATGTGGTGTTACGTCTTACAGAGTTGTGGAAAAGTATTTATTACAGGAAGGTATTAGATGCTATGCAGGGTAAGAGTATTGATCCTGATCAAGACAGAGGCTCTGTAGCTGAGGACTGTGTTGAAAAGTTGGGTGAGTTGGATATAGACCTTCTGGAAAAGAATGACATCTAAAGCAAAGTATAGCTATGATCGGGAGTTCCAGTTAAACATCTTAAAAATATTCCTTCAAGACCCGACATTACTACACACACAGACTCAGGCAATAAAGCCGGGGTATTTTTCTTTCGATGATTTGAAACTTGTCTGCCGTAACCTGTTAAAGTATTACTATAAGATTCACAAGTCGCCAAGTATTTCGGAGATGAAGGCATTGGTGCTTGATACTGTATCAGATAAAGACAGGGTACGGTACACTAATTTGATAGAGTCTATTTATAATGACCCTCTGACCAGTGACCCTAAGTTTGTAAAAGAGGCTGCGTTGCGGTTTGGGGGTACACGGGCACTTGCCGATGCGTGTATAAAGATAGTAAAGATGTTGCAACGTGGGGATGAGGAGTTAGTCGAGGCAAGAAATATAATAGACAAGGCTTTGCAGGTGGGGTTTTTGCACGAAGAGAGTTTGGATATGCATGATGTTCTGAAATTCGATACTCTTAGGAGTATGATTTCAGAATCCGGTTTACGGGAGAATAGAATACCTACTATGTTGCCTACCTTGAATTCCTTTTCCGGAGGTTTGGGTCTTAAAGAGGTAGGTGTGTTGATCGGTGGTCCGAAGATAGGTAAAACTACTACGATGGTAAACCTAGGTGCAATGGCAGTGTTGAGTGGGTTTCCGGTATTGCATGTATCACTTGAGCCTAAACCGGTAGACTTAGGTTGCTACTATGCATCGCGATTTACGGGTATGACGGTAGCGGAGATAATGACAAATAAGATCGAGTATGAAGAGGCAATGTCTTTTCTGAAGCTCGGTAGGAATATGCTTAGGGTGGAGTACTATAATCCCGGAGACCTAGATGTACCTAAGTTACGTATACTCTTAAATCATCTTGCCGTATCGAAAGAGTTTAAGCCTAAATTAATGATAATAGATTATGCTGACAGGATGGACAAAACGAAAGACTATAACAGTTTGGGTGATCTGTATGATCAACTTTCGGGCATTGCAAATGATTATAAGTTAGGTATCTGGACGGGTTCACAGGTGCATAGAAATCAATTCAGAAGTGAGATAGTGGATGTAACGGGGGTAGCTAATTCGTGGTTGAAGATTGCTAATGCCGATATGATAATTACGTTGAATCAGACACCAAAGGAAAAACAAAGGGGCATACTTAGGTTTTTTGTTGCTATGGCAAGGCGCAGTAAAGATAACTATATATTACAGTGTGAGATTGACTACAAGAGCTGTATGGTTAAAGAGACAGGTAGGGCGTATGTCTCTGTTGATGAGATACCAGATAGGGATGAAAAAGGTAAGTCAAAGCGGGAATGAACATGTCTACCTTTGTCCGTTTCCCGGATGCAAAGATAGTTCAGGACACCTGTATGTTAATAGAATAAAGGGGGTATATCACTGCTTTAAATGTGGTAGGTCAGGTAAGCTGAAAGACCTGAAAGATAAGGTTGATATTTTAGTTGATACTACTCCAGACTTACGGGAAATACTTGATACGCTTGAGCATTTTACTAACAGTAATTACAAGAGTCTTGCTTTGCCTAATGACTATAAAGTTGCTCACCCTAAATCGAGAGCCGCTGTTTATTTGCATAATCGTGGTGTTTCTCAGGAGAAAATAGAGCGGTATGAAATTGGGTATACGTCAACAGACGGTTACCGGAGGGTTTGGTTCCCGGACTTTGATGATAAGCATAACTTAGTTTATTATGCTACGAGGAGGTATTGGCGCAAGGATGAGAGATCAAAGTATGTACTGAGATGGGAGTTTCCGAAAGCGGATGTATATGGTGCGTGGAAAAGTGCACAGCTTTATCATTATTATTTAGCTAAGCAGTTTGAGGAGGTGGTAGTAGTTGAGGGAGTAACCTCTGCTATTGCAATAGGGGATAACGCAGTAGCTACCTACGGTACAAATTTTTCCGAAGCGCAGGTGGCGATGTTAGCGGATATGTCGTGTAAGGTTATCTATGTTATGTTTGATGGGGATGTTTTGACAGAGGAACAGATACGGAAGGGGGTAAAAAAGGGTAGGGAGAAAGGTAGGGAGCTGGCTCGTTTATTAGCCCGTTCGGGTAAGCGGGTATACAGGGTTGACTTGCCTGACAATACTGATCCTGCTGACATAGGTAGTGAGCAGGTGGGTATGTATTTAGGGGGTGGGGAGTTAGTGTTGTCGGATACTGATTATAGTATCTTTTCGATATAGGGCTTTTTGTGGAGAGAAAAAAGCGCATGACTAAGTTGATTAGGTCTATTGTATCCGAGTTATCTGCTTTGGAAGAAGAAGAGAAGATTGCTGCCCTTAATGATATGCGGAAAGCTTTATATGAAATAAGTCCTCAACACAGTGAACCTGTTGATTGTGTAATATGGGTAGGTGCAGAAGAAGTAGTAGCTAACGATTATAACCCCAATAAAGTTGCTCCTCCGGAGATGGAATTATTAGAGTTGTCCATTGATAGTGATGGATTTACTCAGCCTATTGTTACGTGGTGGCGCGAGGATGGCAAGTTTGAGGTTGTAGACGGTTTCCACCGACACCTAGTAGGTAAAAAATTAGGGATGTCTAAACTGCCTATAGTAATAGTAAACAAGAATAGGACAGATAAAAATGACCGGATAGCGTCAACAATACGACACAATAGAGCAAGAGGCAAGCATATAATTGATGCAATGTCTGAAATTGTGCTAGAGCTGAAAAACAGAAATTGGAAAAATGCGAGAATTGCCCGTGAGTTAGGTATGGATGAAGAGGAAATTTTGAGGTTATGTCAGATAAGTGGTCTAGAGGATATCTTTAAGGATGATGATTTTAGTCAATCTTGGAATATTGAGGACTCGTATGAGGATGATTTTGTAGCCCTTACAGATGAGGTTACGGAGATGGAGAAAGAAGAGCAGGGTTTTAGAACTGTAAATACTAGTGACAATGATCGTATTTTTCATACGTACGATAAGTGGGAGTGCTATAAGGCGGGGTTATATAATATAAGTGTTGAGGGGATGAGTGCGGAAGAGTGTGAACAGACGTACGTTGAGTTTTTGTCTGATTTAACTGCTTTTGAGACAGCACTAATACATGTAGTTACTGAGTGGAAAAACTCTTGTGAGCATTACTTAACTAATAAATCAATGAATCGGATAGCCTATTTGGGTCAAGCTGCTGTGTGCTATGCTACAGGAATACCTAGTAAGTATAGGGGGGGCTTTAACTTGCTTACTGAGGGGCAGCAGCAAGTAGCTAATGAGATGGCATTGAAATATTTGAATATTTGGTTAACGAGTACAGGTCGATGTGCTGTAACTATGGAGGTTGCGTTAGGTGGGGTTGAGCGACAGGTGGATATATACTAATGCATGTAAAGAAGTATCAAAAGGAGAATGTGTTAGCTGCATCTAAAGATAGGGTATCTAAAATATTTGATGACTTTGAAAAGATATATGTAAGTTTTTCTGGTGGAAAAGATAGCACAGTAATGACCCATCTTGTTATGGATGAAGCAATTAAACGGAATAGGCAAGTTGGGCTATTGATTATAGACTTAGAGGCTCAATATGCGGATACTATAAAACATATTGAAAATATGGTAGAGCGTTATAAAGATAATATTGATTTGCATTGGGCATGCCTACCGATGTTGTTGCGGAATGCTGTTTCTAACTTTGAGCCTCGTTGGGTTTGTTGGGACAAAGATAAAAAGGATATGTGGGTAAGAGAGATGCCTAAATGTGCTAAGACCGAGAATGATTATCCTTTCTACGTACCTAAAATGGAATTTGAAGAATTTATGGTGTTATTTGGACAGTGGTATTCGGAGGAAGGTAAATACAAAACTGCGGCTTTTGTGGGTATACGGGCAGATGAAAGTTTACATAGGTATCGAGCTATAGCTAGTCGTAAGAAAGGCTTACTACATAGAGATTATAGGTGGACAACAAAGGTATCCAAAAACCTGTTCAATATTTACCCTATATATGATTGGAAGACAGAAGATATTTGGATATATCATGGGAAGTTTAGAGATAAGTTGCATAATGAAATTTACGATAAAATGAATATGGCGGGTGTTAAGTTGAGTCAGCAGAGGTTGTGTCAGCCCTATGGGGATGATCAACGGAGGGGGTTGTGGCTGTATCATATTCTTGAACCGGAGACGTGGTATAAAGTTGTGTCTAGGGTT